CACTGCAAAGCCGTGAATCTTGTAGCCGACTGTAGCAAACTGATCCAGGGGATCACTTGCTCCAGCGGAACCGTGTGCTTTCCTAATCATTTTTAGGGAATCACTATTTAGTTCCACAACCCCAAACGCCTCTTCACCAATCACAAATGATTTATGAACATTTATTGCGCTGGCATTAGCCGCAGTTGGCATTTTATCAGAAACTAAGAACCGCATTCCATACATCCGACCAATTTCCCCGTTTAAAAGCGGTTTATTGTTCGTGTACTTCATGATGTCCAAAAAGCCTCCAGCTTGAGGATCGGAAAGTAAATCATATTCCGATCGCGGGTGTAATACGCAAACGTAGTCTCCCGACTCATGTGGACCAATGAATGCAGCTTTTTGCACAATCATTGCTTCGATCAGTTCTTTATGATTAAGAACATCACCAGCGACTATGTTATTTGCCGTCGTTCTATCATTTACAAACTGATCGGTACAGTTTGCTGCAATCTCATTAACAATGAGTTGTTCAATTGTTTTTGAAGCAGCAATACCAAAGCGTTCAGACAAATTTTCCAATACGGGATCAATTGCCACATCTGATAAAAGATCAGATACTCTTGAAAATTGACCATATTGAGAAATATCTGCCGTTACGCTTGAGGTACTGAACTCAGTGTCAACTGGAACTACACCTTCGTTTAGCGCAGTCGTAGAACCATCAATTGTGTTATATCGCAGCCATTTCACCTGTTTGCCAAACCCTTTTGGAAGTCGTTGTTTTTTTCCAAGCGGTTGAAGGACTAGACGAGGTTCAAGGACTGACAATAGCTTTTTCTCATAATACAGGTTGAGATAATTGGCATTAGCTGTAACCTGTGATAAGGTAGTATTAGTAGCCATTATTTACTCCTAATCGTCGCTCCGCCCAAGTACCTTTCGCATCTCATCAAGTGAGAGGTTTTTAAAAGATACTGAAGAATCTGTTTTAGATGTAGCAGATTCGGACTGAGCGCGTTGTTTTTCGGATCGAACAGAAAGACCATCCTTCTGCCCGCGCTCAACAGCTTGCTTAGTGTAATAATCAATGTCAGCACCTTTGGACATTAAATCCAAAGCAGCTAAAACCTTTAATGAATTTTGATATTCTGGTTTTACAACATCGGTTAATTCTGCGGCAAGCCGCTGCATTATTGGTTCACGTCGAGAGTAATCTGGATTGTCCTGTTTTTGTCGTCTATAGTAGCCTTCCGCTTCTGCTTGTGATTGTGCGCGTGATTGCTGTTTCATTTGACTAGATACAGCGTTTAAAGCCATTTTCACGGCATTACGCGGGTCTTCATCAAACTTAGAGTCAAAGACGGCAACAGGGTCCTGGGCTTCTTCGATTTGAACCGTTCGTGGTTGACGTTGATTTGCTGCCTGAGCATAAGCGATTCGTTCGCGCTCTGCTTGACGGTATTGCTCCTCTAACGTTTCCCTCTCTTTTCGAGCCGAGCCTAACTCAGATGCGAGCCTACCGCGATCTTTTTCAAGTTCTCGGTATGCCTGGATAATCTCCATTGAAGATTTTCCTACGAACTTCTGAGGTATAGAGTTCGCCTCTTCCACTGCTTCAGTTTGACCAAGAGTAGAGATCTCTGGGGACTGTGGCTGTTCAACAGCCGGACTTTCTTGCGAGGTCGCTTGTGGCTGCGCGATTTTCTCGTCTGACATGTTATCCTCCTAGTTTAGCCCTTTTCAGGGGACTGGGTTTTTTGTTCTTGTAATGCAATGCCCTCTGCGATTTTATAATCAACAAAGTTCATTACATTTTGATAAGCTTTTACCGCTTCTTGTAAGCGGCGAAACTTATCTAAATCGTGTTCAATGACCAACTTTTCTTTTAAGTCGGTGCAAGTATTGGTAAGTAAACCACGTAAAATTATCCAGCCGCGCGTTCCGGTCATTTGGGAAAGTGCAAGCCCTTCATCAATAACGCGTTCGGTTTCACTATCAATAATGTCTTCTTTGTCTGACATCTCACCCGTTTCCGGGTTCCATATTTTAATGTTCTCGTTCGCGTATAACATATTATCCTAATCCTAACGCTGCAAGTACGTCTTGAGACGGTTGCACATTTAACCCTTGATCTTGCGCGTTTGGCTGCGGAGCTGCGGCTCCTTGCTGGGCATTAACCGCTTGCTGTGCAGCAAGCTGTTGCATTTGCATCTGTTGCCGTTCATCCGGGGTATTAACAAAGCGTTTGACTTGTCGACCAAGTAATGGACGCAATAGAGCCTCCATTAGTACGTCACTCTTAATGGTTCCGGGCTGACTACCTTCAACGGCTTGAAGAATTTGGGACACCGTTTGGATCTTTTGTAATTGCCCCTCTGGGCCTCCACTTTCTAACGTCGTCTCAACGAAGAAATCGAAGGCCCTGAAAAATGCGTCTGCGGGTAACTCGATAAATGGGTTAGGTGTATTGGGGTCTAATACCCGTACCCACTGATTCTCAGTTACAAACTGTCGATTTGTCAGTAGCATAATTTTAGCTACAGGTTTAAAAAACATTTCAGCAAGCATACGTGCTTTCAGACTAATGCGCGAACTTGCAAAACTTTGAATAAAATTTACACCGGTTGCTGACCTACCAAATTGTTTACCAAGGTTTGATGCAACGGGCGCTGCATTTACCATTGCAGTAGCGTTTTGAATGTCGTTTTGAATAAACGCCATTTCCTCACGGGACCCAATGGATGGGTCCATTGGTGGCAATGGCTTAATAGCATTAATGTCATTGGTCCAGATAACACCATTAGGTCGTGAAAATAAGCTCTTTGTGTTAATTCCCGCAGCCCGGTCTGCAATCCACATAGGGTTAACGGATAAATTAATATTATCAAGTCGGGCATTACGTAGCGTATTTGCTTCTTTAATAAGGGACCTAACTGCCATGAGTTCTGGGATTCCATAAAACTCAGACTCACGCATATAGTTGGGACATGCTACAAAAGGCTTAAATTTATAATCATAAAAGTTTGGCTCACAGCGAAGGACCACATCCCCGTTTGCAATTACAATAATATATTCTTCATATTCACCGTCTTGATTGCGGTCAAATAACCCCCAATATTCCCAAACTTCGACGGCCCCCTCTTCTTTAACCCCTTCTTCATTATCATTTAATTTATCAAAATCATCTTTATAGGCATCTGAATAATACGGGCGAGCCCACGCATCAGCCCCCTTGATATCAACACTAATTTTAATTTCATCAAGATTTTTGTAGAGGGGGTTGGTTTTAAGCGATGCGAGGGTCTTAAATGTGCGGTGGACACATCCGCGCATAGCGGCAATATCTCCCGGGCGTTTAACTGTCCAGTCCGGAAAAAAGTCTACCAGCGAGATCACTTCCAGATCCGGACCATCAAAGAGAATTTCGACGGCAGGAACTTTTAAAGAAAGGGGAGCGCCGGTAAGAGGGTCGCTTTGCACGACCCGGCGTAAGGTTTCCATCTCTTTATATCTATAGGGTACTTTGGCAATTGCAGTCCCATCTAGTAACATAGCTTTAATAAATGTTGCCGATTTAGATTGGAGGTTCATTTCTTCAAATTGATGGGTATGAAAGTCGGTAATGGCATCCTCGTACAGGGCATCGTTTGCATCTTGCCCTTTAAATTGAACGGCATTACCACCCCTAAAAAAGATGTCAACCAATTGTGGCGTCTGGGTTTCAATAATGGTAAAGCCAAATGGCAACTTTAAGTTAGCACGTTGCACAAGGCTACGGTTTGATGGCGACCAGTTTTCATACAATTCGCGTGATTTAAGTGCCAATTCAATGTGAGGATCGCGGTACTCATCGCTATTACGCATAAATGCGCGTACTACACGAATTGCATGTAACTCTTTTGACTGCTCTTTCTGCTGTAATTCATCATGGTCAAATGGATTTTTCATTCATCTATCCTATAATAAATCCGGTTTCAGGGTCAATTGTATATTCGAGCATTTCGTTTCGTGTCTGCTCGTCCGTTGTATCCCACGGTCGGGAACTACTCATTTCTTCAGTTAATGCGGCTGCCATTACTAAATCATCATGAGCATCGGCACTTGCTTCCCGTCGAACCGTACCGCCGCTTTTACCGGCAATTTGTATGAAGGTTGACATTTCGGACACCAAGTCTTTATCCAAAATGATTAACTTACCTTCTTTCGCAGCGGTTTTAAACTTTTCGGTAATCATAATCTTTGTCTGATTCGTTGTTATAAACCCAACTTTTTTTGTCGGTTTGTTCGTTATTTCATCTATAGTCGATCGTTTATATAAATTCCGATAGTTCATTTCCTTAAGAACATGTAATACTACGTGCCCGTGGTTATTTGCTTCTACGCATATCCATGCGTTATTGTAAAATTTACCCAATTTGTACAATTCCCGGGCAAAGTCAGCCGGGGCAAGATCACCCCAAATGCGCGCTACAAGTTTGTTGGTCTTATTATCTTTAACATAAGCCGCCCCGTTATCCTGACCTACCCCTCCACTTGGATCTGCACCAATAGCATAAGTGTGCGATGGGTCGGGTTCTTCCCAGAAAGTAACACACCCTTTAGGGTCATCATGTATTTCCATCTTGTTGCCATCGGCTAACAAATGCCCAGTAAATATGGGGTCGCGGGTATTGCGGTCCTGCATCTTTAAAATTGTGCTAGAGAATACGTTTGCATCGCCCGTTAAAAAACAGTCGTGATCATTCGTAGGGTACTCATTTTCAAAGAGCTCCTCGTCACCACCACATTTAGCTTCAATGCACCAACGACGCCAAAAGATATGCGCGTCATTAATTTTATTTTTATAACTTGATAACAGTTCTCGTTCGCGGTTTGTTAGCACTGCATCTTTCGGCATTTCCCAATCAGCGGGATTCTCTGGATAATATTTATACCAAGGGATAAAGCAGCCTTTGTAAGGGGCTACAGGCCCCTTTGTACGCCAGCTTTGCCATAAGCGATAAAACTCACCTGAGCGCCCAGCGGCGGTTGATTCTAATGTGATTTCGCCGTTATCTGGCACGCCATTTAATGATCCTACCAAACGGTCGCGTTCAATACGGGCCGCTTCCGATACATGCATGAAGTGAATAGTTTTACCTCTAAAGTCATGCAATACCAGGATTGAAGATTCTAATGGACGACCAAGGCCGTCGTGCGCAAAAGACAAGGCAGTCGATGAATCATTCTTTTCGACTGGTTTATAAAGATGTCCCCAATCGCGTAAAAACCAGTTATAGCAAAATTTGGTAATGTCATTAAAGATGGTCTTAACAACCTGCAACTTATGGCACATGATGCCCGTGCGCATATTACTTTCCCAAATAGCATAGTCTAGCGCGCGGATACAATTAAGGGTAGTAAATCCCACTTGCCGACATTTTAAAATAATGTTTCGCACATGCTTGGTCTTTAAATATTTTTCTTGCGGCCCGTTTGGGACAAAGAACTTGGCTTGTTTGGTTAACTTATCCTGAACGCGGTAGAGGTTTCGAATGCGCTCCTCATGTCCAAGTTTTAACATAGCATCCCGAAAGGCAAGCATACCCCGCTCTTGCCCTTCGAGTTTTGCTATCTGAAGAACTTCCTCATAGGCCGTTCTAAATTTGTCTGTATAGTGTTTAGCCATTAGTATAAATTATTCCAAGTAGTACCATTATATCCTTGATGCTTTTTTAGTGTCGTATCAAAAACAATAGCACCGGCATATTCAAATGATTTTTTTTGTATAGTAGTAACGTGGGGTATACCAATTTGCTGTTCAATGCCGTCGGCGTCTATTTGATAAAGGATATTGTTTTTAATAAATAGCTCAATAACATTTGCTTGTGGTGCCGCTGTGACTTCACGTTGGATGCGCAAACGTATACTATCTAGTGCATATGTTCCGCGTCCATCTTGTAGTTTTGTAAAGCTCATTTATACTTGCCTACCTAAAGTTGTTTGAAATTCTTGAATTACATCGTTTAGATTTTCAACCTCAGTTGGAGTTAAATAAGACCCAACAGTAGCAAAAGAAAGTTCTCGACTTATAGGACCGGCGGTGCGATTAATTAATATATTTCCAGAAGGGGGTGTTGTGCCCGGTACACTAGAAGTTCCGGGAATTTCTACCCCAGCCCTATAAAATTTGAAACTACCAGTATCTTGAGTTAGGCAATAAAAACCGTCGCCGCCTAAAGACGGTCTGTATCTTTCTGAAAAGTACATAGCATACCACGTATTATTATCAGGCCATTTTGTTATTATTTCAAGTTTACCTAGGGCAGCAGACGTTATTTCATAGTTGCCAATACCAGCAGTATTTTGGGCATATACTGAAAGATGTACTGAACTGCTACTTAAATTATTAGAATTAAAATTACTATCTAAACATTGCGTATTTGTAATACCTTTAACAGAATTAATGTTGTCAGGAGTATCAATTGTAGCACTTGCTAGATTTTTATGCGTTAGTATATGTGAATCTACGCTTTTTAAATTCACGGATTTGGCAAAAGAGGTATTGCCTATCATGGGATAAATCAAATTAAATTTAGCCCACAAATTGTAATATTTTAAAGAGTTAACTAAAGTATTAATTGCGGTTTTTTCGTTTTGATCTGTTATTTGTGCTTTCTCAATAAACCTATACGCATCTGGATCATATTCTGCTGGAATGAGGTTGTTGTATTTACAGACAATCACCACAAAACCCGAACCACCAGCCCCACCCTGTCCCTGCGAATGCCACCCCGCAGCCCCCCCGCCGCCGCCACCTAAATAACCGTTTCCACCATTACCACCAAACCAACCAGCTCCACCCCCACCTGCCCCGATAGCATAACTATTACCACCATGTGCCGTACCATTAGTACCTGGACTGTGGGGCCCATAACCCACTCCGGCGGGTGAAAAT